GTCTTCTTCGATAAATCTTGTTACTGCGCTAACTATTTTTACCATCTTTTGGAGGGCTTTGGGGTTTAAAATGAGTTTCGCGTAGAGACTTAATGGTCTCTCGTAACCCAATTTGCTTTATTATAATATTCTTTAATTCCTCGATATGATCGGCATGATCATGGTCCTTGCTCGTGATGTAAGTGGGGTTATTTACTAGCAGCATTTCCTTAGCTTCCAGTTCCGAAAGCTCCCCTGCCATCTTATTTACAACAGCGACATAAAGAGCTTGTTTAATGGTTATCTGGCTTTGTTCTGTCATCAGTTCTATCTTCTCCGTTTGTTTGCTGTTCATGTTCCTTGTCAATAAGGTAACGAACAAATGCGCCCATCGACATGTATTTTTCGTCCGCCATGGGTTTGGCTATTTTATAAGCATCAATCTTTATTGCGATTGACTTGAATTTAGTAATGTCTGTCATTCTTCTATCTCCTTCTCCTTCATGCCCACATATATGGGATTTAATGGAAATGTCAAGGGATAATCTTCAAGCAGGGACAGTGCGACATCCTTTAATTTTCTAGTGTATTTTGGATCAATCGCGTAGGAATCCAAGGATTCTATCACCACGAAAATATCAACTTCTTTCGTAATGACCTGTTTCAGGCGAATGTCGCGGTATTCCTTGAAATATTCACTGCCATTAAGCAATTCAATATAATCCCCGACGCTCTCACATTTATTGCCGTAGACTTTCAGTAATGCTTTACCTCTTAAAGATTTAATATGAGGTTCTGTTCTGTCTGTTTGAATGACACCATAAAAGTTATTTGCTTCCCTGGCAAAGCGCGATTCTCCCCAGTTTGATTCAATGATGGCCTGGGCCACGCTGATAACAACAATAGCCCGTTCAAAGGGAGTAATGTCGGTGTTGTATTTTATTGTGCATTCAGTAATTCCCTGCACGAATTGATCCCTGTCATCTTTTGCATAATCAAAGTCGAATCCACTTAGGATAGGATTACATAATACAAGTAGTGTAGCGCAAATCTCTTTAAGCATTACGCATCAAGATTCTGGGCCCCAAGTCCAATTCCTCTCTGTTTTTCTCTTTGGTAATTGTCCAGTTGATCCTGAAACACACTCGTTTCCAGGCAGTATGTCTGAATATAGAAGACGTTGTGCCCTTTTTTTATTTCCGTATCTGTTATGAAATTTTCCAAAGAAACACGCTGCGATTCACATTCGTCCTTTGTGAAATACGCGTAGTATCCCTTGTAGCTGATCGCGGGAACGCCAGGAAATGCTATGAGCGCTATTAAAAACCATACCGTTGCCATTATTCATCCTTGTCAAAAAACTCCAATTCCACACCTATTTTGATTTGTTCCTTGGTCCGTTGTCGACATATTCGCGTGCCGGGTTTCCATGACTGTCTATAACTGTTAGTTTTTACATCAATCTTGCGTACATTTCCAGTCTTTTCGTGCACCAGAACCATGTCAATCGGTCCTTTGACGGATATATTTTTAAAAACGTAGTATCCTTCCTTTAAAAACTTGATAACAGCGCGGTATTCACTGATGTCTCCTATTTTTTGCGTATCTCGCCCCATGAGAATCCTATCTTCATATCAACCTTTATAGGAACTTTCAGCTCTACTGTCTGCTCCATAATCTCTTTTATCTTTAATCCCTGTTTCTCATCTTCTATGGAACAGTTCAGTTCATCGTGGACCTGTATGTGGGAGAGTATTCCCTCCTCGTACAGGTCAACCATCGCCTTCTTCGTCATGTCGGCGGAGGAACCCTGTATCAGTCTATTGAGCGCCTTGTAAGTCCAGGCGCGTTTTAAGTTACGGCCATATTCCTTTTCAGCTTCCCATAACGGCAGTGCCTTGTGAATACCAAACGCTCTCGGTTCCCACTTGTCAAAGCGGCATTTGCGACCGAGAAGTGTCCGCAGGTAACCAACGTGTTCCGCGCGCCGTGTCGCCTGTTCCATCAACTGCTTGACGAAGGGAACACTGCTGTGGAACTTCGCGAACAGGTCGGCTGTCTCCTTTTCATCAAGTCCGAGGGAGCTGGCCAGTTTTCCCTTGCCCATGCCATACATCATTCCCAGATTGATTGTCTTGGCGGTGCGCCGGTCAATGCCCGCCATGTCCGCCACTGCCTGGTGGAAGTCGGGATCTTTTGTCTTGTAGGATTCTATCACCTCATTGGCTCCCTTCAGTCCTCCGCCTGTCAGTGAGGCGAAATGCACAAGAACGCGCGGCTCCTGCTGGGAGTAGTCAAAGCTTCCCCATTTGCATCCCTCTTTTGGAATGAAAATGGATCTGATCAACGGTCCGAGTTCCTTGTTCCGTGACGGGACTTGCTGCAGGTTTGGATTCGAGTACGAGAACCGCCCGGTCACTGTTCCCCCCTCGTCGCTCCTCATCTGGTGGATCTCGGCGTGAATTTTACTGTTCACGGAATGTGTAAGAATTGTGTCAATGAACGTGGTGCGTGCCTTGTTGATTTCCCGTGCCGTCGCGACCATCCGTGCCGTTGGATTTTTGTGCGTAATTAAAAAATTCTTGACAAACTTCGGTTGCCCGGATTTTGGAGTGCGCTCATAGGGAATTTCCAGTTTATCAAACACTTTTGCAACGCTCACCGCCGCCCAGATGTCAACGTCTACACCGGTCTTGTCCTTGATTCCCTTGAGAATTTTCTTCTCGCGTATGATCAGATTCTTCTTGATGGCATCCGCTTTCTCCAGATCCACACACACTCCTTCCCATTTCATGTCAATGAGACAGGGAAGAAGTCGCGTCTCAAGGTCAAAGATACTTGAGAGTTCCTGCTTGATAAGCTCCGGCTTGAAGTATTGCCACAGCCGCAGTGTCAGATCGGCGTCCTGCTCGGCGTAGGGGCCAACGTACATCGGCGGGAGTTTCCACATCTCCGCCTTCGCGTCAACTCCCCATTCCTTCGCCGCTTCGTAGAGCAGTCCTTCGGACTTTGATTCCTTGAGGTAATCCTTTCCTAATTCATTCAGTGAATATTTACGTCTGTTTTCATCAATTAACGGAGCGGCAATCATCGTGTCGATGATGCGTCCCTTAACCTCCAGTCCCCATCGGCGCAACCACCCCACGTCGTACATGGCGTTGTGAAATATCTTGTCGCACGGAAGTTCCAGAATTTTCTTAAGGGCCATCTTGAAGAATTTTTCGTCAAAATTTCCGCCACCCTCGTGGCGAATGGGAAAGTATCCCTTCCAGCCCTCAATGGCGATTGAGACACCGGCGATGTAGCCGTTGCCGGTCGCCCACCCCGGCCCCGTTTTCTTCATCCCCGGATCGTTCGTTTCCAGGTCAATTGCAATTTCCTTTGCTTCACTTAAGTCCGGTATGCGTTCCGGAGGAAGCCATTCGCTTGGTGGTTGAAACAATGGTATCTGTGTCATTAATCCTCCTTCATGCAGGTTCTAAGGCGGCTAAGAAAGTCTCGGCAATGCTTCCGCCATGCATTCCCTTCGACAACAAACTTTTGAAACTTATGGTCATGCGTTGCAATCAATACAACACCCTTCCGGATCTTTGTCTTGCACATACGGTTATGCGCCATGCCATAGGCGGCCATCTGTGTAAAATAATTTTTAATGGAATCATAGCTTTCCAGTTGTGGTTTTCTTTTTTGCTTGAAATCGACAATGCACGGCTCGTCCTCGTAGATGCCAATCAAGTCTGCAATACCCCGATAGTAATTGCCAAAATGTAAATGCGCTTCCACTCCCCACACTTCCTGCAGTTTGTCTTTCAGTCCTTGTTTAATGATAAGCTTGGCAAATTTTGTAGCCATGGCTATATTTGGATCATTAGCAAGTAATAAAGCTCCTTTTTTATTTTTTATTTTTCTTTCAAGATAGGTGTGCATACTTTTTCCAACAGCAATGGAATACTGGACAATGCGGTCCGCCTCCTTGTCTCCAATTTTCCTTCTCCATTTTTCCAAAAAGGACTTGTCACTCGTTCGATCAAGAACGCGCGAGGGAGAAAGCAATCGTTCTTCCGGCCAACCGTAATTTTTTAAGTATGTTTTATTATGCTTGAACATTTTTTGATTTAATGTACTCCGCTGTTTTTCTTCCTTTTCTTGTTCCTTCATCCTCATCATCTTTCCATCCAACTGCGTCCTGTATTTCTCCCGCAATGGCGGCGTATCCCGCCATATCAATATAACAGTCTTCCGTTCGTCTATGCTTTAATCGTGCTACTTTTACGAGCATCATACAAATGGCCGCCTGCTGTGCCGTGATTTTATGTCCTAAAAAAGTACTCCACAGACCAGCAATGTTTTGATGGTTAGTTGTTTTATCGCCATAATCCATATGGCGGTCACCACTAATGATTTTAATTGTCTTTTCTAAATATTCCTTGCTCTTCATTTTTTATCTGTATATCCTGTAGCCTCGGGATGAGGATCGTAGTCATCCTTGACGTGTGATTGCATTTGATTTCTTCCCCATTCCGCAATGGTATTGGGGTTTATGGAATCCCTCAGTTTTTTTAATAACGCTTTTTCTTCCTCGGTTAATTTTATTCTTACCAACTTATTCATTAAAAAACCTCCGTGAATTCTCTGTTTGATTTTGATCGAATGATATTCAAGCTTTGCTTTGCCCGTGTCATGCCAACATAAAATACCCGTCTTTCCTCGTCCTTGTTCAGCCAATACGATTCATCCGTTTTCTTGGACAAGTCTGTCAGTAGCATAACATTATCCGCCTCGCCGCCCTTTGCTCCGTGAATCGTTGACAGTTTGATCCGTGGATCATGAGTGATTTTCTGACCGCGACGAAGAACCGCCCGAATGTAAGTGGACTTAAGTCTCGGCATGCTGTCCAATGCTTCAAACCACGGAAAGTTATTGCTGACATTCAATCCATGTTCCGTGGTCAGTGTGTCGTAGTTATAGAGCTTTTCCCTGTCCGCATTCTGCATGGTCTTGTGCCCGCGATTAACCGACCTATCCACGAGCATATAGTAATAAAAATCCTTTACTTCCTTCAGGGACAGTTCCCCGCCTTTTCTAATTTTTTCCCACGACTGAATAGCTCGGATGGATTTCGCGTCCACGGAGGTAGAGCCGTTGCGCTGATAGTAATATCCCTCCAGCTTCAATCCTTCTTCCAACAGATCAAGATTGTATTTGTTGCGCGCCAGAATTAGCCATTCGCCTTGCATCAATTTACTTAATTGTTCGCCGGGGTAATAATTAATTTCTCCCTGTGCGTCGCGTGCCGACCATTCCTTGTCAACGCGCGTTTTTACGCGGCTTATCAAGTCATTAGCTTTTCTGTGAATCAAGAAGGGAAGACGGTAGGATTCATTGAGAATCTTTCTTGTCCCTTTCATGTTAATCAAGAATTCGGGTCTCGCTCCCGCCCAACGAAAGATGGCCTGGTCATCATCACCGGCGATGTAAAGTCGTTTCGTTCTTTCCGCAAGTCGCTTGACCATTTGCCATTGCAACCAGCTTAAGTCCTGTGCCTCATCAATGATAACCACGTCAAACTGTGGTAATGTATCAATGCCTTTTTTGTTAAATTCAATAATCATGTCGGTATAGTCATATTTGCGTCTTGGAAATTCACCGCCAAATTTGTACTCCTGCATGGCGCGATCGATGTAATCCAGCTTCGGCCATCCGCCCGGCAAGTGACCGGTGCTCGGATTATCAAATTGCTCGTGCGCCGTGATGCCGTTGATTTTTGCTAGGTCAATGATGCGCGTGAATACGTCGTCGGGCAAACCGGCACCATATGCCTTGATTTTTTTATTGGGATTGCTTAATCTAATTTGTAGTTTGTTGGAGAGAAAGTCATAGTCATCATCATTCATGACATCCTCTTCCTTGAGGTGCAGTTCCTTGTAGGCTAAGCTATGTAGTGTTCTAAAATAGGTAAAGTCTTTAACATTATAATTGAAATCGTCTGTGGCTCGTTTGAGAGCTTCCTCGGATGCCTTTGTCGTAAAGGCAAAATAACCGATACGATTAGGGGATACTTTATTTTTTAATTCCTGTTCCACGATCCGCAG